GACTATATTTGGTCATGATTGTCATAAGGGATATTTTAGTAATGGTATAAGGGAAGGTTCATGGGAAGTTTATAATGATAATAATATTATTAGTAAATATAATTATAAGAATGGTGTTTTAGATGGATATAGTGAAAAATATGATGAAAATGGTAATTTACTTTGTGTTGGAAATTTTAAAAATGGAGAAAGAACTGGTCATTGGGTATATTATAAAGATGGTGATATATTAAAAAAAGGAAATCTTTTTAATATGATAGAGGTTGGATATTGGGAATATTATAATAATGGATATTTTGATCATGAACATTTATATTTAGGTTGGACAAATAGATATTATGATATAGAAAAAATTGGTTGGTTAAAATTGACTGATTTTGAGATTAAAAAGATTAGGAATGTATTACCTAATTTTAATATAGAGGAACATGAATGGTATGGTAAGATATTTTATTTAATAGATGATTATTTTAATTTTATGTTTAAGGTAGAAGATGATTATTATTATATTTTTAGGGATGGGATATATACTAAATATGATCAATTAAGTGAGTTGATTAGGGGATTAAAGAAGAAGAAGTAAAAAATTACTTCTTTTTTTTGTTAAAAAATTTTGTTATATTAAACATAATAATATATTATTATATAATATATATGAAAAATTTTTTAGAAAAAATATTTAGGTTAGATAAAGATAATCAGGATCATTATATTAGTAAAAATTTACCATATTCATTATATCCTAAAATTTCAAAGGGAAATAAGCATATTTATATTATAAGTAGTAAAGATTATAATAATGTTACGTTAGATAATTTTTCTTTTTGTAAGAATTGTAAAATGAGATATAATAAAGTAAATAAGTTATTATTAATGTTTCTTAGTATAGATTATATACATGATTTAATGAAATTGTATAGATTAAAAAAGGTTAAATTATTAAAAGATGGTAAGTGATTTAAAGTTGATATTTAAGTCAGATGATGTTTTAAGTCATAGAGAATTTTTTTTAATAAAAAGAAAGAATGTTTCTGTTTATGTAATAAAGAAGGAATTTGTGTGGAAATTTTTCAATTTTAGTAGGATATATAAAAATACATCGTTTGGTATTTTGAGTAGTGGTAAAAAGTATATAGATATTAAGGAGAATTATATGAAAATAATAATAAGAAAAAGAAAGATTAAATTACTAAAGAATGGATAAAACAATTAATGAAGTTAAGTTATTTGAGAGGCAGAATATAGTAAATATTACAAAATTTAAAATAAAGTCATATTATGATGCTGTAAATCCGTGTTTAATATATTCTTTTTATATGAAGGATGGTAATATTAAGAGGTTTAAAATTAATATATCAAAGTTTTCAATTTAAAAACATGATTAAAGTAGTTGGGTTTAATTTAGATGAGATATCAATTAAAAATTTAATTAGAACATTATTAAGGTATAATGGTGATATTTGGTTAGTAAAGAAATTTGCTACATTATGTTTTTCCTATAAAAAAGGTAATAATACAATTATTGTTGTAAATAATACAACTTATAATGAATTATTAGAATTTGGAGGGGTTATATGTAAGAATAGTATTACTTATACTAGGGCTAATGGTAGAACTATAATATTTAATTTTAGTTATATTATTAAATTGGATAGAGTATATAAGATAAGATTATTAAGAAAAGGTTTCAAATTCTAGTATATTTTCGTCAAATGTATCTTGTTCTTTAGATATTGCGTTTATTGAACAAAATTTATCAACTATTACTATGTTATTATCTATATATCCAATTATATTGGGTCTAAATATGTATTGATCTATATTATTTTTTAATTCTTCTCCCATATTATTTTTTAGTATTTTAATATCTGCCCATAACCATTGATCTTGAATCCATAGTCTTTTTGTAACATGAGATGGATTAAAAATTCCATATTGTGATGGATATCCTATTTGTCCATAAAATGGTAATTTTTTTGCATTAAATTGTTGTATCATTACTGATATTGCTTCTTGATTATATATTCTATCTATAGAGGATTGATGGTTTATTTTTATTATTCTTTTTCCTATTATATTATTCATTTTTTATTTAAATATAATAAAATTATTTTATATTTCGATATATTATTTTTTAAAAGGAGATATATATATTTAATAAATACTTTATATAAAAAATAATATAAATAAATGGCATCTTATAATCCACTAAATAATCAAGGGGGGGGAGTTAATTTACAATCTACGGTAAATAATCCTGGATTATTTTCAAAACTGTTAAGAAGTTTATCATCATTTGGTATGGAATATCAATCAATGATATCAAGAAATACAATTGGTGTTAATATAAATGAGGATCCTAGTGCTTCTCAAAATTCTATGTATGACTTTATGAGTCAGAAGGCAGTTTCAAAAGTATTGACTAAAAAATCTATTCCTTATTTAGATAGGGTATATGCTGATAAGAAGAGAATATTAAGGGAATATTCGATTAAAGATGAGATAAGAAATTTTTTGGCTACTATTGCGGATGAGTGTATAGTATATGATGATAATGAGGACTTTTGTTCTCCTAGGCCATTGGGTAATGAATATTCTCAAGATATAAGAGATAAGTATCAAGAGTATTTTGAAAAGATATATTATAGATATGGATTCTCGGATGGAGTATCTGCATGGAATATGATGAGGGATTTTTTGATAGATGGGTATTTAGCAGTTGAAATTGTGTGGGATGATAAGAAAAAGAATATAATTGATTTTAATAGAATAAAGCCAGAGAGTATTGTTCCAGGATTTGAGCAAGGTATAGGTAATTTATGGATACAGTTTCCAGAGGATCCTTCTTTAAGAAGAATATTTTTAGATTCACAAATTATATTTATATCGTATTCTACTCAACATGATTATTCAGAAACATCATATGTTGAAGGATTGATTAAACCATTTAATCAAGTTAAGATAGTAGAACAAACAAGAATAATGTTTAATGTTGTAAATGCGATGGTATATCAAAAGTTTACAATACCGATTAAGGGTTTAAATAAGAATAAAGCGGAAGAACAAATTGGTCAGTTGATTGCAAATTATTCAGAAGATGTTGAGTGGGATGATACGTTAGGAACATTAAGTATTAATGGTAGTAAACATTTACCATATAATAAGCAGATATGGTTTCCAGATGGGGATGCTGGTACACCTAGTATGGAGTTAGTTTCTCCGCAGGGTCATAATTTGAATGAGGATAGTATATTAGAGTGGTTTATGAAGGTATTAAAGAGGGCTAGTAAGATACCAGGTCAAAGATTTGATGAGCAAACTGGAGGAGGTACTTTGATTATATCACCGGAGAATATGACAAGGGATGAAATTGCTTTTCATAATTTTATTAGTAGATTAAGATCTATATATAAGGAGATGATAGTTAAGCCTATTAAGCTTCAAATGTGTATGGAATATCCTGAGTTAAGGAATGATGAGATATTTTTAAATCAGGTTGATATAGTTTTTAATAGTAATCAATTATTTGAGGAATGGAAAGAGTTACAAAATTTAGAGAAGAGAGCTCAGATATTAACTACAATGATTGGTATTACTAAAGCTGATGGAAGTCCATATTATCATGTTGATTTCTTGGTTGATGAAATTATGAAGATGACACCAGAGAAGAAAGAGGAGAATAAAGCATATTGGATAAAAGATGGTAATAAACCTGGAGGAAATGCAGCTGCACCAGGAGGAGATATGGGAGGTTCACCTATGGGAGATATGGGTGGAGGAGATATGGGAGGAGCACCTGATATGAGTGGTGGAGATATGGGTGGAGAATATATTAGTGGTGGAGAAGCACCACCTGCAGAAGGGGGAAATACTCCACCAGCACCGCCAACTGGAGGAGGAGAAGGAGGAGGTTCTGAGTTTGAGTTTTAAAAAATAATTAGGTAAAAAATGCATTCGAATCAAAATGGAGAAATGGGATATTTATTAATAGATGTTATAAGATATTTACAAGATAATTTTATTGAATCTAAGGAATGGAAGGATGATATTTATCGTGAATTACTTATTATTTTGGAAAAACATTTAGGTATAGATAGTATATCATCTATATCAAATAGAAATAATTTTTATATTAGAAGTAATGATAATTGTCCAAAATTTATAATAGAAGAAAGAAAAAAAATATTAGAAGAAGAAAAGCAAAAGTTATTAAATTTTATTAATAAAAATAATAAAATAAATGATATTGTAAAATCATTTGAGATAAAAGAAGTTAAAACAATTCCTCATATTGAAAAAATTGAGGATTATAATAGATATAACTAATTTTTAAATTTTGATCTTATTTCTTTATTTTGATAAGGGTAGTCAACTCCACATGATAAGTTTAGTGATTGTTTTCTTTTTGGTTCTGAGCATTTTCTACAAAAATATTCTAACCATTTATTTCCATATTTTATGTAATTTTTGAATATTACTTCTTTTTCAACTCCACAGGAATCGCATTTACATATTATTTTCTTTTGACTTCCAGTAGATAGTAGTTCTATAGGTATATAGATTTCATCTCCAAAATATACTTTATATCCCATATTAGTATAATATTTATGATTACTACTATTAATTATTACTAATACTTCTCTTGTTAATACCATATTATTTTTTTTATTATATAATTATATATCATATTATACTTTTTGTTTACTTAAAAAAATAATACAATTTATTAGTCTTCCGACGAAACTTTGAAAATATAGACAAATTAAGATATTTATATCTTTTAAGACATATTAAATATATATATATTTTCAAAATGGACAAATATATAATTAATATATAAATTAGAGTAATATTATAAATGGGTTATAGAAAGAGCTTATCTAAAATAGAATTAATATCTTTATCCTTAAAAGTAATTCTACATAAGTTAATATTATTTTCTATACAAAATTCATTTTTAATATTATCATTTTCTTTAGTTTCTTCAAAATATTTTTGTCCTCCAAATCTTTCAATTGGTTCAAAATGTTGTTTTCCATCAAATTCTATTAATAAGTTATTAGATGGTATATAAAAATCAAATCTTAATTTTCTTTTATTCCTACAATTTTCAAACATTTTTTCTCTTTCAAATTCTATATTATTATCTGTTAAATATTTAAGTATATTATTTTCTCCTTTCGATTTTCTACAATTTACACAACCTCTTTTTAAATTAAGAACATTTCCTATCTTTTGTTTAAAGTCACCATGTTTATCGCATTTAACTAAAACATAATCTTTTAATCCATATGATTCTAATAAAATATATTCATATTGTGGATATGTGTTATTTAGCTTTTCTAAAACTTGATCTCTTGTAAACTTTTTATTTTTTGAACAAGATGAACATCCATTATGATAATGATTTTTAATCATGATATTAAAAGTACCATGTTCTGGACATTCTACATTGATATAACTATTATTATTTTTATAATCTTCTTCATTAATATAGTAAATATATTTATTATTCCATTTTTTATTAAATCTTTCTATTAATACTTTAATAGGTATTCTTCTAATAAGACTTCCTGCTTCAAAAGCACATTTTGCACAACCATGTCCATCTAAATGATTAAAAGGCATCTGATAAAAATCGCCATGTTTTGGGCAATTAATTATAATTGGTTTTGATGTATTTGTAATATCTCCATTTAAATCTATATTATATGTATATTTATTATTGTGTATAATAT